ACATATACCCATTCACCTTTCATAGACCATAGTTTTTCCTTACCGGCAATAGGTTTGTAATCTACAACTTTTCCAAGCCAGTTTGAACCCTTAATAAAAGTTCTTCTGCTGTTAGGGAAATTCTCCTCTGTGTTCAAAACACAATCAGCTATTTTGGTGAATTTGAGTCCACACTTTTTGGAGAAATTCTTAATTGTCATTTGGTCCGACATATCAAACACAAAGTCTCCATTCTTAAAAAATTTAACAACGTCCTCATAAAACTTCTTTAAGTTGTTGCCGCCTGCTTTAGGATAGTTCATACTATTTAAACTCCACGTTCATCTAATTCATCTAACCTTGACCTGGTTTTTTCTTTTTTTGCTTTGATTTTCACATCCCGGAGGGTGCACCTCCTTATCGTCCAGGCAAGTTGGCTAATATAACAGGCCTGAAGTGTGGGGTATTCCACAAGTTCAACAGAGCCCGGAGTTTTTGGCACAACATATGTGTATATTTTTCTTGGCCTTTCACCGTAGCCTGCCTTTGTATATATACCTGCGGGTGTGTTAGCCATAAAAGCACAAGGTGGGCGTTTATCCCTAACATCCTGCTTTCCATCTAAAGTGTCAATAATATGAGCTTTTTTGGTATTGGTATACGCATATGTAGAAGGCATTTGTATCATAAACTCGTCTAAACGTTGCATTGCTATCTTTTTTGCTTCATCATCACCTATCACAAATTGCTCGACAGTATTTCCATTTGGATTCCAACCTTGATCTCTACAAAATGCTAGCGTCGCATTTTCTGCCTTTGTTAATCGATTCTTAGGAACTGGTCTGAAATATTGGAACACAATACTACCAATAGTACCTCTATAGTCCTTTTCTCGTGCTGCCTTATTTGTGCATTTTCCTACCTTGATAATCCACCAGTCCCATATGGGACATTTCACAAAAAAAGCATAGATACCACTCGCATCCGACGCCGGCAACTTGGATCTATCAACGGGCTCATCTAATATGGCCCTAATGGCGTTATTGTGATTCTCATAGAGGTATAAACCTCTGGTTCCAAACCGTTTAATTATGCCACCAGAGATCAATTCATTCAAGCTTTCATAATAGCTGTGAGAAGCGTATCCATAACGCTTCATGCGACGAGCCACTATTTTCTGAGATACAGGGTTATTATAATCTGATACTACCGCTTCTACAATTTTGGTTTTCATACTCTGTTTTTTCATCTAATTAAACTCCACGTTCATCATAATTTCTGTGAGCATCGCAACGGTGTTGATTTCGGTGTCGGATGCGAAGGCGTTCTTGTACTGGTATTCTGCCAGTGTGATGACCAACTGAGGCACACTCTCTGGTTTGGTGTAGTCATAGCAGGTGTCGTACAGTCTCCTACACAAACTTTCAAAGTCGTTATCTAGATTTGCTCCAACCCACTTTCTCATATTGGTGAACTCCTTTTCTTTCAGTGTCGTCACCAAGTCCATAAAGGTCTTGTCAGAAACCTGAACCAGAACACCAGCATCAATCTGACCACATGCCGCATACCTTTGGAGTTCGTTGATGAGTCTACGCCAGTCTGGCATATACTTCATAATCATCTCTGCAATGACCTTCTGGTCATATTGGACACCTTCTGCGTTCAGAATGTACTCAATACGTTTCAGGAACTGTGATGCTAAGAGGGGTTTTTCCTGACTGCCAATTTTGAAATTGACAATGGAACACCTGCCATGCAGGGGTTTGATAATTCTGTTGATATAATTACATGTTAGGATGAACCCACAACTCTTGGAGAACTCCTCCATGAAGTTCCTGAGAGCGGGTTGTGTAGATATTGCGTTAAGATAGTCTGCCTCATCTAGGATTACATATTTCTTACCATCGTTGACAAGGGACATAGCTGACGCATAGTTCTGGATTTTGTTTCTTAGGGTGTCAATGTTACCTTCCATGGAACCATTGATTACGATGTAGTCTGACCCCAACTGGTTGACCAAAGCCTTAGCAACAGTAGTTTTACCCACACCCGGACCCCCATGTAACAGGAGATTTGGAAGATTACCCTGTTTCAATAGGTCCGAGAAGTTGGATTTCAAACCATTAGGTAGAATACAATCATCAATTGTGGTGGGCCGATACTTCTCAACCCACAGGTATTCTTTAGTCATTGGATTCAACAACGACATAATATTTCATGGTGTCGTTTTCAAATACCGTCATACGTGTAGATAGAGTTACCTGATACGTGGCAGAAAGCAATTTGAAATACTCTATCTTCATTACGTTTCTGAATTTGGGTATCGCCTTAAGGTCTGTTAAGACCACCTTTTTATAGGTATGCGATAAGCTATCATTCACATCTGTAGCTTGCATCATTACGTTTGTACCATCACATGTAAACACGATATTGGGTCTCTGCATCACCCTAGCAGCTTTCAAGACCTCATCTAAGACATCAGCTTTGAGTTCAAATGTCAAAAGTTCATCTTCCATATCTAGCGTTTTCTTCTTGGGTGAACTGACTGTCTGTGGGTCTGCGAAACGGTATATGCTCTGTGAGGTTTTACCGTTAATCATCAGGTAATTGTCTGCGAATTTGAATGTCGGTTTGTCAAACAAATCCAAAACTCCAAGAAAGAGGTTTAGGTCGTAGATAGCAAATTCTTTTGGAAACGGTGTCTCCAACTTCGCAACAGCCAGGACGGTGTGACTCGGTGACATTGTTGCCAACTCATCCGTAGTGTCAAAGACCAGCCCTTGATTGATCGTTGCAAAGTTCTTGAGGATATCTACTGTCTTATCTGAAATATTCATTATATACTGTCACTCCATTATTTCATTATATTAGGTATTATACACCTATTTTGAGGCAATGTCAAGATTTTTCTTGTCGGTAAAATACAGGAGTAAGATAGCATAGTGAGCCAACTTGAGAAGGTCATCTTTATTGCGTCCTCCTTTTTTACCATATCGTGAAGCGTATTTGATACAGGATGCTCGTATATGTTCTTCTACGATGCCTACAGACTCCAACAAATCGAGCACCTGAACCTGGTCTTCCTGACCGACATAGTGCTGACTATACGTAGAGAGGATATATTTTTTCACCTCATCTAGGTATTTGTCCTCATCATATTTCAGCATCATTTTTTCCCTTTCTTTTTCCGTTGTTTCTTTACTTCTTTTTGTCGGTTCATCTCATCCATATCGGCAGTCGCAGCTACACCAATTGCAGCTAAATCTATTAAGGAACCACCAAAGTTGTATGACCCTGTATGGATCAAATGCATCCATGGACATAACCAAACTTTCAATCCAGCGGCTCTTGCCCACTGACAGAACATATAATCCTCTGAGAGGTATCGTCTGCTTTTGGAGTCAATCACACAATCAAAAAATGCCATAATCTCCCGTGAACCATCAAATGCTTCTGTTCTCACATGGTCTGGTTTGTACATAAACTCAGGGTATGCTTCTTGATACTTCTCTAGGGTCTTACGTTGTATCATCATGAAACCAGTTCCGCCCTCTAGGACCTCTACTGGTTCGTTTATTTTAAGTGATGTATCTCCCTCGACTGGATTAAACACATAGTCTCCAACGTATTTATCTAAATCGTTTGGGTCTTGGTCTGCATATCCCTTATCAACTGCCTTTTTAATTTTCTCCCACGCAATCGTTTTCTTTGGGTATGGGCCACAGATAATGTCTTTGTCACCACCTGATAGGGCAGCGAGTGCTAATACGTCGTTAGCATCAAACCCAATGTCACTATCAATGAACATTAAATGGGTGCAATCAGACCTGAGAAATTCATCCACTAGATAATTTCGGGCCCTTGTCACAAGAGACTCATTGAACAGGTAAAAGAACCTGACCTCTACACCATACTTTGCAGATAGCAACGCTAAATCTGCGGTTGACTTGGTGTACATACCAGAACACATACCCCCATACATAGGGGTAGCTACAAATATTTTTCTTTTCTGGAGTTCTTTCGCATCAATTGTAATTTCCATACCTATACCTCATATTATGTTACAAATTTCACCGTCTTATTTATATAAAAAAACAGGGAGAATTTCTCCCTGTAGAAGTTTATGTTGACGTTTTTAGAAAGGAGCCAGACTTTCGTCTGCATCACCATCCTTGGTGGTGACACCTTCTTCTTCTTTATTTTCTCCGCCTGTCTCGGATTCTTCCAAGTCAGACATTCTGGACTGTTCATCAATCTTGGTGTAGAAGTCAAGGAAGGAAGTTTTCGTTTCCTCGTCAAACCGGTTGACGCACAACTTGATTGATTCCATCCTGTCCTCAAAGATTGAGAACGCATTAGCGATATGGACTAACCGTCTGGTGGAGATGATGTCATCTGAACCACCCTCTAGGAAAGTCTTTCGGGTTAAATCGGCCCACTCAACGAGGAGACCAATAAACTCGGTTTCTTTCTTGAGGTTCAAGGACTCGAATACCTTACTCAAGATTTTTTGTTCAACAGATTTTGCGGGATAATCCTGCTCAACTGTAATGGGGAACCTCTCAAGGAAAGCTTCATTCAAGATGTTGGTTCCGATGAACTGACCATCTTCTGACCCTTTACCCTTGGTGTTACCAGTTGCGATAACGGTGAACCCTGGAGCAGGTTTTACATATTCACCAGTCTTTTTGATGAAATATCCAGAACCCTCTAGGATTGACTGCAAGCACATAACTCTTGCGGGATTTGCAAGGTCAATTTCGTCCAGAAGCAATATAGCGCCCCGTTCCATGGCTTCGATAACAGGTCCCTTAAAGAACGCTGTCTCACCATTGACGAGCCGGAAACCACCGATTAGGTCATCTTCATCAGTTTCACCCGTGAGATTGACCCGTATCAATTCCCGTTTTGCGGCAGCACATGCTTGCTGAACCATGAAAGTTTTTCCGTTACCGGAAAGACCAGTGACGAAAATGGGGTAGAATAACTGTGATTCTATGATTTTCCGCAACTTTGTAAAGAACCCGAATTTAACGAATAACTTGTCCTTTTGAGGAATTAAGCACTCCTCCCTGGCGGTCGATGTGACCGTTGCGAGGGTAACGTTATTTGCTCCGGGCTGTGACTCTTCCACAACTGTCATAACAGGAGTTGTGGTGCCTGTATTAGGTACCTGATATTTCCCGTGGGATACACGGAACTCAGTTTTTGCGAACCACGAAGGAAACGGTATCTTTGCTTTCTTCGCAACCTCTTTTACCTGTGATTTGGTGATTACTGCACCCGGACCAAAGGTCTTTTCGGCAGCCTCCACAAATCGTTTTCTTGTAGGTGTCAACATAAATTTAGTTCTCCTTTCAATCTATTTCCTACTCTCATAATACCATTATACTACATATGGTGACCGTGGCAAGCGTTTTTTTACGCAATCTGGTCAATAAATTTCGATAAAATCACCCGTGAAACCAACTTTTTCTTTGTCATTTTCACTAATTGTTCTTTCAGTGTTTCGGCATCCCTTTCGTCTCCACCGGCGGTGAATCTACCAAGGTATTCATCTTCAAGCTGTTTCTTAGTTTTACCCAAATCTTTACCACCTTTGATGATGTATAATTCATTGTAACCAGCATCTTTCACAACTACTGCTTGGTGTTTCTCAAAAAACTCTAATGTTGCCTCTTGGTCAATATCGTCACTGGTGAATGCTTCTAATGCTTTAATAATGGGTTGACTTGTGAGGAAGAACCCAACAGCATTCACACCACAACGGTCCCGAAGGATAGTCAAGAGGACCTTGGTCATATTTCTTCTATCTGAATTCCAACAGGAGCTATAGGTAGAACCAGTATTTATTTTCTCTTGAGTGTAATCTTTTTTCGTAACAGGGTCATGGACAATATCATTATTACCCACTAATTCTGCTCTAAAAGGATCATCTATTGATATTCTGGGAACGACTTCGTTTGTCTGTTTCATTTTAGGAAGAGGACCAATCTTTTTACAAGCGTTAGAATCTCCATCGGTTAAAAAGACCGTATTCACAACTTGCACATTATTGGTTTTTTGAAACTGTTTCACAATCTCATATGAGCACATAATGGCTTCATTCAGAGGCGTTGAGCATAACCTGTACCCTTTAGGACATGAATCCCACCTTCCGCCCTCTAGGAACTTGGACATTCCAAGCATATCCCGACTACGGAGTTTATGGTCTCTAATTTTCATTTTTGACGAAAACAGATGCAAGAGGCCGAGGTTAGTAATAACTATATCGTTTACTTGGATATTTTTCATAGTTTCTAAAAAGCCCCTACCATACGCCGTAGTGTAACCATCGGCAAACGCATAAACGTCGTAAGGGATGTTGACCTTTCTGCAAAACTCAATCAACGTCAGCAACTGCTGCATGGTGTTGAAAATGTCGTGTTTCATGGAAGAACTCCAATCAATAAACATGATCAGGCCGTGGTTCTTACCATCTGTCATCACAGAACTTTTTTTGAAAATGTCCTCAGCGAACTTGTAAGTGTGAAGTTTTAGGGGGTCAATAACGCCCGTTTTCGCAGTAAATGTCCGACGAAAATCATCAGCGGACTTTTTCATTTCAAATTCTTTAACGAGATAATTGATGAGGCCTTTGTTTTCGTTTCTCCACGTTTTCAACAGCCGTGCAGAGGTCCTGACACGGTTTGCAGTGAGAATTTCTTCTGTCCACCTCTTTAAGTCTTCACCAACCTGTTTTGTACTCACAATGATGTTTTCCAACTTAGGCGTCGGCAACGTCAAGTATGAAATCTCATCCTCGTTTGTATTTTCAACTAACCGGTCAGCATTTTCTCTATAGGCTGTGTCTGTCTGGGATACAGGAGCCTGAGCTTCGGTTTCCTCGGAACCAGTCTCCCCACTAGCTGTTCCTTCATCGCTCTGGGTCTCCTCGGTTTCTTCACCTTCTTCTCCTTCACCCCGACCTTCTTCTTCAGAACCTTCAGCAGTTTCTTCACCACTAGGAGCACCGTCCGTTTCTTCGGTCTGTGCATTTTCATCAGGAGAACTACCGGATTCTTCGGTTTCCTCACCTTCTTCGTTTTCATCAGGCTTTCCACCTTCAGAGATTCCAGACTGTTCGGGGTCGGATTCACTTTTCTGAGTTTCAAAAAGTTCGTCTGCAAGTTTTACAGCATCCTTAAACGTTATGAGGTTTTCCATTCTCTTAACATACTGCATTTCCTCTTTGGAAAATTCAATATCAAGAGCGGTTCCAACCTTGAGTTTTATGTTAAGCCGGTCAATGAGGGGCATACCATTAATACGACCCTTGATGTCCTCACCAAAGAAGCCGTTGTTAATCATCCACCTGTAACCTTCAGTGAAGGCTCTTTTCAGACCGGGATATTTGATTTTCTGTTTCTTCTCAATTCGTGCATCTTCACAGATATTGAGGTAACCCTGATAAACCTTACCTTTCTTACTCACATTGGTATGCCAACCCTTAGGAGGGGTGTATAAGGCGTGACCAACTTCATGACCAATCAAAAGGTCATAAACGTCATTGCCCATATCCTTCCAGACAGGGAGTCCAACTTTTCGGGATTTCGGTTCAAAATACGCACTGGTGATACCCACCTCATGCTGAACAGTAAGATTTTCCGTCGCCAACAGGCGAGCAAGTTTATTCTTACTTTCGATGTATTTTGCGTATTTGTGGGTGTTTTGCATTAATCTCTAATTACAATACTATCCTATCACACTGGTAGACCATGTCAAGTACTATTTTACGCTTTTAACCCTTAGAAATCAATGACTTAGCATTTTTTTCCTAACGACCGACCTCACCGAGATACTTTTCCTTGGTTTCCGGCCATGTTTTCGTGACCAGGTCGTCTAAAAAGAAGGTTTCGTCACTCACACGGTCGTTCCGTTGCAAGGATTCTATCCTACGACGGGCATACTTGTTTTTCCATAGGTCAACCAAGGTCTCCACCGAGTTGTCAAACGCAGGTTCCAGTTTATCCTCTGAGATGTCGGCACGTAAAAATTCGTTGGTGTTGGTGTATAGTTTTGCAAAGTAGATACCACGTTCATGGGAACTTTGGAAACGGTCACTCTTGATATCCAGACCCCTGTAACATGTTTGGTTGCACCTATTGGTTGCATCACGTTTAAACGGTAGACCAGACCTTCTGGTCGCAAGTGTGTACTCCCAATACTTTCTGGGATTTTCCACTCGTAACCAATTCCGCATAACCTTCTTGACCTTCTTAGATGGTTGATATGCGATACTACCTTTGGAATACCCCATACGTTTCCAATATTTGAGGTTGTCATACTGGGACATCCCATGACCCCCCTTGTATTTTCCATATAAAGAGGTCGTGGTCACACCAACCAATTTATCACCGTATGATTTTTCCCACAACTTAGGCACCGGTTCCGACAAGCACAACAACGCTAACAACTTACCACCAACATAATTGAACCCTAGTGGTTGCATGGGAATAATGGTCGACCCTATCGCAGTAAACCGAACCCTCTTTTCATCTGTCCTTTGTTCCCTCGTCCAACCGATTTTCTCGTCACGGGCTGTCAGGTCTAGAAAATCTCCAGATACAGTAATGACGCCAAGATATTTTCTTGACACCTTGTCACGGATGAGGAAACTCATCGCTCTCTGGGGTCCCACTCCGGCGTGCATTTGATTTGAACAGAATATCCTCAGTGTCGTCCAGTCTGTAGAGAGTGGTATCTGGTCAGGATTATCAGATGTCGGGACACTTGTGTCTCCTTCTTTCACATACACCAGTTCTGGTTCAAGTCCCATATAGTCGTCAAGGGACTTTGGAATCCAAATGAGGGATTTTGCCCTGTTGATGGCGTTGATTTGTCTTTTGTTTTTTAGACTGTGACCACCAAACAAATCATTTACTGTGGGGTACTTGAATTGTATTTCTTCCCACTTCTGGTACAACGTATATTCTTCAACAGACATTTGGTTAATCTTGTTGAGGTCATCAACGACGGTCTTCCGTATCTCATCTTTATCCACAGCCTCAAACGTTTGGGTGTCATGCCATTTCTGGTACATTTCATCCATCTCTGTCTCTGAAAAGAAAAGGTCTTGTGTCATTTTAATATTATACACCTATTCCTAGTAAATGTCAAGTCTTTACTCGCTTTCTCTTTCTCAAGATGAGCTTACGGTATTTCTGAGCCCGATGGAGGTGAAATTTAGTAGCAACCTTAGTAAACATAACTCCCTCTAGATGGTCATACTCATGTTGGAAAATCCTAGAGGTCAACCCATCAAATTTGATGGTGTCGGTTACACCTTCATGGGTGGTATATCGTACTCGAATCTTATCAGGTCGTTTGATATCAATGTAGAGGTCGGGGTATGTCAAACAGGCTTCTGTGTATCTCAACTTTTTCCCATCAGGTATATCAACGATTTGTGGATTGAACACACCAACAACATTCTCTGTATCTAAATGGTGACCAAATACAAACATCCTGTAAGGCAATCCTACTTGAGGACACGCAAGACCCAACCCCTCATGCTTTATCATCGTTTCCTTCATATCTTCAAAGAGTTCCATGGGGTCAATGGGTGGCTCTTTGAAATCAAAAGTCTCTGTTTGCGTATGCAGAATCTCATCAGTAGGTTTTACTAGGTCGTATATCATTGTATCCTCGAAAAATTCTTATAGGTCTCAAAGTGTATCACGTTGTTGAACTTATCAACTAATGTGTCCTTCTTGTGACTGATGATGAAGATATTGGTACCCTCACCGATTGTTTGGAGAATCTTCATCAACTCGTCTGTGCCATTCTCGTCCAGTGACGCATCAAAAATCTCATCTAAGATAAGTAGGTTGGTTGATGCGCTATTCTTTTTCTTGGCGACTGCCCTCCAACACAACAACAACGCAACGTCAATACGTTGTTTCTCACCCTCACTGAAGTTGCCATATGAAAAATCATCCCTGTGCCGACTCCTTATAGTCTCGTTGAAGTTTTCATCCAGTTCAAAGTTCACGAAAAAATCCATAGACGCAAGATACTTGTTTATCAACTTGTTCATGAGAGGTATGTACTGCTTGATGATTTTCGTTTTGATACCCGTGTCTTTCAGTAACATCGAAGCGATATTGAACAGGGACATTTCCTCAAGCAACTCCGTCTTCTGTTTTTTCAGTTCTGTCTTGTCCTTTTCCAGAGTCTTCAACTTACTGGTCGCTTTGGTTAAGTCCTTCTTGTTGACACACAACGATTCCGTTTCATCCACTAACCTGTTTTTGTATGAGGTCAGGGTGATGATGGCATTCTGTTCGTTGGTAATTTTTTCATCTACCTCTGCAATCCGTTTTTCTACTTCTGCAATCTGGTCTAACCTATCCGCAACTATGTCGATTTCTTTCTGCAACTGGTCGAACCCATCCATGTTTTCGGCCAGTGTCTTGGTCTTTCTTGTGACAATCTTGTCCTTCTGCTTCTCATCAATCTGTTGTTTGCATGTGGGACAGTTTTCATTATCGGTGTAGAACTCGATTGTCTTTTGGAGGTTGGCAATTTTCGTTTTGATTTGGTGCTCAAACTTCTGGAATTTCCTTAACCTCTTGCTGACAGATGTACCATCTTTGATGGTGTCCATCATGTTTGACTTATTCGACCCCAGTTTGTCAACGGCCTTTCCGTGGGTGATTATCTTACGGTCAAGGCTCTTGATTTCCTTCTTATACTTGTCAACACGTTTTTTGGTATTCTCCTTGTGGAGAGTTATGTAATCTTCCTGTAGGGCTACCTTCTCATCACACAGTTTCCTTTCCACCGTGTTGTAATTTATCTGCCCCTTATTTTCCTGAACTTTCTCCTTGAGTAGGACGTTCATACTGGTAAAGATTTGAATGTCCAACAAATCTTCAATCACATCTCTCCTGTGGGCAGCAGGGAGTTGCATGAAGGGTATGAAGGACGACACCCCCAAGATTACGATTTGCGTAAAGGATTTGTAGTTCAACTTCAGTATCATCCTCTCCAGGATGCTCTGGTAGTCCTTTGTCGTAGAGGGTTGGTTCAATAATTTACTGTTTTCGTAAATTTCAAAGACAGCAGGTTTGATGCCCCGTTTGACCATGTATTGCTTCTTGCCGACTCTAAATTCTATCTCGACCATGGTGCCCTTCTGATTGACCGAGTTGACCAGTTGTGGTTTGTTGACTTTCCTGAAGGGCTTGCCGAACAACCCAAACGTTAGGGCATCCAATATGGTGGACTTTCCAGCCCCATTCTCACCGACAATCAATGTGGTGTTATGCTTGTCAAGATGTATCTCTGTGAAAGCGTTCCCTGTGGACAGGAAATTTTTGAAACGGATTACTTGGAAATGTATCATGTATCACTTATGTTAATAGCTTCATTATAGAGGCTTCTCATAAGATTGTCAAGTTTTTTCTTGTTGATATTCAAGTCCATGTCATCTATGTACTTGGTCAGTATAGTAATAGTGTCGTCCAGTTCATCAGTAATGTCATCTTCATTTTCCTCATCTACGTTGAAATGGTCGTCAACGATTTGGATATTCTCGATTTCCGAGTTGTATAGCTTGTCAAGATACAGGTCGAACCAGTAGGGGTTGGTCTTCTTGGTCACAATCACCTTGATATACAGGTCCTTGAACTTATCTGAATCGAAATTCAGTAGCTCCTTGACACTCTTTACGTCCTCATCGTTATACCACAGCTTGTTGAAAATGGTGTATGGGTTTCTGACAAACTCCATAGACTTGTCAGAGGTATCAAAAATGTGAAACCCTCTGGGGTCGTTGTAATCGTTCCAAGTCATGGGGTATGGGTTGCCCAGATAGTGTATATTGTTGAGTGAGGATTTGTGGTGGAAATGCCCAGAGGCTACAAATTCAAAGTCACTGAAGACCTTACCCTCAACCCCGACCTCGTTTATGACACCATTGTACATCTCAATGCCTCTGATTTCCAAGTGCCCGAACACAATTGGAGATTTGGACTTCTTCACCATCCTCATCGTTTTGGCATAATTGGTGGGGTTGATCCAAGGTATCATCAACACATGGGTATCGTTCCCTGCGGGACCTTGAAATATCATCTCCTTTGGTTCTGAGTAGATGGTTATGTTGTCGTAGTCTCCCACCAACTCGTTGATGGAGTTGATTACGTTGGTTGTCTTATAGTAGCAGTCATGGTTGCCGATGAGTATGTGGGTGTCAATTTCTTCCTTGAGTGCCCTATCAAAGAACATGGACTTCATCTCGTTGAGACTAACGAAATTGATAAACTTCCGTCGGTCAACAACGTCACCGAAATGGACCATCGTTGTGATGCCGTTGTCTTTTAGGTACGGGAAAAAGATTTCGTCGTAGAATTTTTGAAAGTAGTTCAAAAATATCTGCGAATCGTTTCTGGCTCCAAAGTGGGAGTCAGCTATTAGTGCAATTTTCATCGGTGCTTATTGTTCTACTGACAGCACACACTGACCCTTTTTGGGATAGTGTTCGTATATGTCACAAACTTGGAGATCCCTAACTTGAATCCATTGTTTGTCCCAAGCATATACGAGGTCGTCCTGACTGGTAACAAAGTAGTCACCGTTCTTACCCTTCCTGGGCAGAGATGGGCCATACTTGGCCTGAATTTCTGTAATCATCACTTCACCTTCTTCTTCGCTTTTCTCTTTTGTTCCAACTTCTTCTTACGGACATTCGTTTCAAAGTCTTCAACAAACCTCTGTGCCCACTCATTCAATACTATATCACTAGCATTATATGTAGTCACATCATGTGGGTTAAAATCTGAGGTCCCCGCAAAAATGTTGGCTCTCTCTGTAGCCTTCAGTTTTATGTATAAGCTTTTCTTCTCTTTTGCGATTCGTCTGAGGAAGGAATAGTATATGATCTGGGTAAAGTATGAGAAGGGGTTGCCACTGATGTTGGGGTCAAAGTTATCTATATACCTCAGGCAGTTTTCTACACCATCCATTATCATACCACCAATGAACGTATAATCCCTGAAATTTCTCTGTTGAGCCCTGTGGGTTGCCAGTTTTAGAAAGCACTCACCGATATAATTTGAGACCATAGGCCTTTCTGTACCTGTCTTTTCTGCTTCCGCAACAGCCTTCTTAAAGTCTACCATTGCTGCCAAAAATTCATCATTATCAATATAATGTTCCGGCTTCTTTTTCTTTGCCATTACTTCACCCTATTCTTATTTCAATGTTGTATTATAACACAAAACCTATGTTAAATCAAGTATTAATTCCATTTTGTGTTTGCTGACGGAGTAACGAAATTTAGAAACCTGCGTTGATAGGCTTCCGTCAGTTCGTCTTCACCTTCTGTTTCTTCAACCTCTTGAGATAGAAAACCTTCCGACTCCTCGTCATAAAATGAACTTAGAGAATCCTTATAATATTCTTTGGTTTTGTCATTAACCTTTGTCATTGTTACTATCGAACAGGCTGGAATTTCAAACAGGACCTTGTCTGAGAATATGATCCATTTACTGAAGTGGGAAGCACACCCTGCAGCACTTTTTAGGAAGATGATTTCTATAGGGTATTTGATGAAAAAGGAACATGAATCTTCATCCATATCAACCAGATGAGCGATAATCTGTTCACCATTGACCAATTTCAAATATCTGATACCCTCATCGGGATATAAATCTGTGGGTGCTATGTCTTCTGTCATTTGAGTTGTACCTTGTATATTTTGTAAGGAAACTGCTCCTCGTTGTATAATAGTATGCGTTTCTTATAGTGGTTCAACGTATGATTCGTATACGTATTGGTAGAGAAATTGTCTGCTATATCGTAAAGTGTTGCCCGATTTTTGTTGTCACCCTTCCGCAGAACCCTACCAATGCTTTGCAGATTTCGTATGCGTGACTTATAAGGACTGCCAAAAATAATATTGTGTAGATTGAGCATATTAGTGCCCAAAGAAAAGGTACCAAAAGAAGCGACAACAACGGCGTCCCGCTCTGTTTCCATGATCGCCCGTATATTCTCTCTCTGTTGTACATCTACGTTACCGTGTATAAAAAAGACCTTCCTGTCTTTGATATTGTCCTTGAGTTGGTTATATAAAATTTCACCATGCTTCTCCACAAATTGATATAGTAGTAATGTGTTGCCTTCTAATGACTCCACTAGGTTATATATAAACTTATTGCGCTTTCCATACCCACATATGAACTTCATCTCGTCTGGGTATTTATTATGTTTCGTCCTTACTGCCTTCTTAACGTCCTCAGGATAGTGCAACAGTATGCTTTTTATCCTAAACTTGGAGAGGTGGTCACCATCTATGAGTTCCTTCGTGGTTGCCACCTTCTTGGTCGGCCCAAACAGCCCCTCCAACACCAGCTTATTTATCTCAGTATCATCTAACGTCCCCGTGAACCCATGCTTGTGCTTACAGTTGACCAGTTTGGTCATGATAGAGGTCAACGACTTAGCCTTGAATAGGTGACACTCATCCCCGATAACCACATCGTATTGTGCAAAATACTTCTTGGGTTGTTTATAGATGGACTGCCATGTGGAAATCACAATCTGCTTATCAGAGCTCTTATCCTGACCCGCTATGACCCTGTGTATGTGGTTTTCATTGACGGTTCCTTTAGAGTAGTTCTCAAAATCCGATGCCATCTGGTAGACCAGGTTGGTCGTCGGCACAATCACCAGTGATTTCAGATTGAGATATTTGAGTATCATGTAGATGATTAGAGATTTTCCAGAGGCGGTAGGTGACAGTATCAAACTCCTACGGTTTCTGATGGCATAGACAAATGCACTAATCTGATAGTCTCTCGGAACCATGTCCATGTTTAGGGTGTTGATAAACTCCTTTGCTTCCTTACGGGACAGTTCTTCCGCTGGTTCTATTGTCTTGTCATAGATTACGTCATAATGTCTGTCTCTCGCAAATTTGTCCAGTTTCGGTAACAAGCCATAATACATGGTATGGTTGTTGTAGTTGAAAAGGCGGATAAACCCATCCCACATCCTACTTCTATATGAGGGGGTAAATCGTGCATTGGGTACCTTAAACTTAAAATAGTCATGTAGTTCCTTTGCAATACCTTTCTCACAGTCTATCTGTATATGTACGTCGTCAACCTTCGTGACGGTTAGTGTATCCATTACGGATTGGTGAACTTAAGAAACTCTATCGCATTGCGAATCTCCCAATTCCTTCCATTGATAGACTTCAGGATGCTCTCAACATACGATATTTTTTCTTCCAATAGTGCAATTTTAAGGTTGATTTGGATAACATCCTTATCCCCGTAAACGTAGGTGCCAACATCAGTTTTGAGCACCTTTTTGAGCCACGGTTCGATGTTATATTGTTTCAAATCCTCTGGATTATTCAGGTCACCTAGATAGTATTCTGTCTTGAACCTGACCAGTTGCTTTCTGTCCGAGCACAACTTATGGTATCTCACCCTCTCCTGAGAGTAGAGTTTCAGGTATTTGTTGTGTAATTGGGGGGTTTTAAGAGATTCGGCCTCTAGACTATACTGGTCTATGCGACAATCCTTTGACCAGAGCTCTTGTATTTCTTCCAATTTCATCGTAAAACTCGTCTAATTGTATTATAGTTTTTAAGTATAACACAATATAGAGCATTTGTCAAGATTAAGTTATAGTACAGGGTTCAATACAAAGTTACGGTAAGTAAATGTTACATCACATTCCATATATTCAATGTCTGCTTGGTCGTGACTGAAGGGTAGCGTGGATAGTGCAACAGGAAACATATCCTTAAATGTAAATTGCACATTTGGGTTCATACCACTTGTCAAGATAGTGAGAGTTCCATCAGAAACAATATCTGACATATTACCAAATTTTTTAGCATGTATATCTCTATGTTTTGATTGAGCGAAGTCTTCAGGAAAACCAAGGCCAATCATCCAATCATAAATCTCTTTATAATTACTCAAATCCTCATCAACACCAAATCTGAGAGAAAGGGGTTCAAAAACTAATTTATCGCTTGGTTCTGGTATTTGTACAAAAGGAGTTTCGATGGGGATTTCTCCTAATGTAAACCCAGGCATAACTGCCCCCTTACAAAAATATGATAAATTTGGGGCTCGTTTTAATACAAAACGAAAGCCAACGGGTGATAAGAAATTTGTGGTGTCTGGTTGTACTTCTACCATTGTCTATCCTTCTCCATGGACCTTATTTATAACCTTTGAGTACAAAAAAAGAGGGAGAATTTCTTCTCCCTCTTAAATCTTGGTCTATTCGCTTGATTACATTAGGTTAGCAATTGAGAACCTTCTGTAATACTTGTTTTTATTACCAGCAGCGAAAGCAACCACACCATCAGCAGCAGTTGTTGCGAATGGGTTAGCTACAAGACCATATCGAGTTTTAAAGCCAATCTTCGGCTGGAAGGTATTCTCACCGATTGCCCTTACCATCTGTAATGGGACATACGGTGCATAGAACAGGCCAGCATCAAATGGGCTTGTGCCCTTATAACCAACTGTTGCATAATGGACACCAGATGTGGCTGCGAAATAAGGATCAATGTAGACCTTATATCGTCCATTAAGAACACCAGCAAAGGTATTACCAGTGTCATCAACATTTAGGCTATTCGACAGAGCAGGAGAGGTATCTAGGACACCTGCCATCTGTAGAGCAGATGCAACATCAGAAGAACAAATCAAGATATTACCCTTACCCCTACGAGTCGCCTTAGCAATTTGGTTAGCTTCTCTCTCAAGCTGGAACATAAGTCCCTTGAACTTTTCAACTGACCAACGACCGTTGGCATCAGTATCAAGGTCAAAAGTGCCTGCTGTAGTCACATTCTCCTGAGCACCGATTGTCGCAGAAATGTTGATCTTACGAACCATTTCTCGGTTAATTTCTGCAAGGATTTCAGTTGAAAGAATGTTAGCAAGTTCTGTTTCAGCATCCAGTCCGTGAACGGCTTTAAGATCCTGAGCAAGTTCCATCGTGTACTCTGCTTTGAGGGCTCTTGAGCGAGCAGTAACAGCAATCTTCTCAATTGAGAAGGCCATCTCTTGGAACGCATTAGTTGTTGCGTCACCGAGAGCTTCGGCAGCTGCTGTCGTCATTGCCTGAGCAGCGGTATAGCTAGAAGCAGTTGCACCAGCTGGGGTTGAACCCACCTGAGCGTTTGCGAATTGGTCTACTGAGACCGTATTACCTGCAGCGGAAGCAGAGAATGTAGTATTTGCTTCGTTGAACAGGGCTTCTGCGCCAGTCTGGCTTGTGTAACGTGAGCGCATTGCAAAGATAAGTCCAGTCGGACCAGTCATAGGCTGCACACCCATAATATCGAAAGCGATAAGATTGGGAGCAGCTCGCCTTATCAGTGAGATAAGGACGGGGTCAAAAATATCAACTGAACCATCACCAGCCGTTGAAGAAGATGAACCCATCGCATTTACGGGGGCTGCTTCTAACAGTGACTGTGGTCCAGCGTATGTGCCGGAGCCTCCGGCCTGATCTTGTGCATCTCTTTGCTGGTTTTCGAGAAGTGTTGCAACAACGGCTCGCTTATGAGGATCATCAATTTTTGGAAGGTCCTCATGTTCAAGAACTGGCTGCCACTTCTTTTGTAAGTCTTCATTAAGATACATTTTAGTTCTCCTTTGTGTTTACTAATAGTTATTTATAAAATTAATGTTTTACAGTTCTAGAAATGGCATCTGAGTATCTGGCCATCGTTGGGTCTGTTATTAATACTTCGTCATCTACAGGATTTCCATCAATATCATTATCAATTACGACTTTTCCATCTTCTCCTGTCTCTGACGGAAAGTAGTTCTCTTTAACGGTTTCTAACTTCTGCTTATAGTCTTCTTCGTTTTCAAAGTCAATACCTTCAGCTAGTTCTGTAATCTTTTCAACTTCGGTATCTACTAAACCGTCACAAACATCAGCAATAATATCAGATTTTGCATAATCGTCATTAGATTTTCTTAATTTAATGTTTGTGTCAATTTCATGGTTAAGATTTGCTTCAAGTTCTTCGACTTTATTTCCTAATTCCTCGACAACATCTACTTTATCTTCTGGAATGTCAATGAAATGGTCTTCAAACAACGTCTTAAGACCTGAAATAAACTCCTCAGTAAGTTCGTTACGGATACCCGACTCAATAGCAAGTTGATTCTCGGTCATCCATTCTTCGACTACATATTCAAGATATTCATCAACTTTAGCTTCCATCTTTGATGTAGTTTCGGCTGTTATTGTACTTGTGATTTCTTCTAATTCTTTTTCATTTTCCTGAGTGATTTCGTCAAGTTTCTTATTAACTTTCGTAACCACCGCAGTTTCAAAGATTAGGGTTGCCTTGTCTTTAAATTCATCAGAAAGGTTTTCATCACCTTTGAATAGGGCTTCAACGTCATCTTTAAGGTCGACATCTTCTTTAGTAATCTTCTTCGCTTCTTTCTTTACTCTACCTTTTGATTCGGTTGTTTCCATATCATCGTCATCAGAATTATCGGATTCTTTGCTCTTGAGTTCAGATGGTTTGGTTTCTTCCTCTTCCTCCTCACCTTCTTCATCATCTTCTTGAACAAAATTCTTCATAAGGCCGGGGAAAACAGCTTCTAATTCAGCCTTTTTCATACCTTTAACCGAATCTAGCATAGCATTAATCATACCAGCTTTTGTTTTAGGAAGTTTAGCGGCAGGTTCTTTATCTTCTACCTTCATATCAACCTTAGTTACTGACTTGGCGGCCTTTTCAGCGCCCTTTTTCTCTTTGTTATCAGCTTCAGGATCTTCAGCTTTCTTCTTTTCGGGTTCAGCAACACCAGCAGCCGGAACGTCTTCACCACCACTATGGTCAGCTTTAACCTTTACGTCTTTTGATTCTTCGATGGCTTCATCCTCTAAGGTTCCTCGCATATTTTCTCCAACCATTTTTTTATCTCCTCGTGTTAAAAGACTTTTGTAATTATTACTTCTTATATTTATACTTTTTCTTCTTTCAACTTACAATTTTTGTATAAAATTTGAAAAAGCGTTGAGTTGTGTTGTTTCTAGTTCGCTTCTATTCGACCCAGAAATTGCTTGGTGGTACTTAGCAATATCGACCTCTCGGACAATACCGTTGTCCCAAATCCATTCCCTACCTTCCATGATACCGTTCACAAATGCTTCCTTTGCAGATGGGTCTGCTACTATGTCGGCAGGAGTTGCGAGATGGAAATCATCTTGTACTTCTTGAACACCTTTACTCGCTTTCAATGAACCCATACCTCTAGATGAAACACCTAAGGATGCGTTTTGTTTAAGAAATTCCTGCACAATCTTTCCACTTGGTGTGTCTAAAACCAATGCTTTACCAACAAAATTGTTACCATCTTCAACCAATTCTTTGATCATATGTGACACACGGTCAAGATTGATGGTGGGACCTTCGGGGTGACCTAACTCACCATAGGCCCGGTTCTTCTTGATATTCTCTTTGATATATCGACCAACTTCTCGCTGTAGTATCTCTTTCTTATACAACCGGCCGTTGCGATTCTTTTCACCAGACTGCATAAAGATGCCTTGGATGTAGAAATCTTTACCTTCTCCATCCTCTTTTGCTTCTGTAATAACTTCTACGTCTTCACATATTTCGGTTATTAATTTCATTTCTGTTAGCTCCCCGTCCCCGTTGGTGTTTCTGGATCAAATGTGGAGGATTTATGAAATTTGAGAACAAGACAACCATTAGCATTGGCACTCATACTGCACACAACATTAGACACTTGTTCACCAGCATTTTCAACAACAATAGGTTCTTGATGTAAATCCCACCTGCCTGAACCTGTGAGGGTCAAAACAACATTTGCACCTCTTTGAATGGTCCAAGTACCAGATTGGTTTGCAGACCAAAGCACATTTGACAGTTTCATTGAATTGACGGTTTCACCTACTCCATTGGCTTCATGAAGCCAACTAGACCCAGTATTATTGAATCTTAAGGTGACGTAACCACCTTTAATGTTTTTATCAACGATGTGTTGGGAAGACATTTTTTAACTCTCCTTAACTTACGTTTGACCAAGCAAAGTCCACCATCTTTAAAAATTCATTTGGTCCTTTGGCTAAATTCTGTCTGTATTTCTTTTGGTTTTGTGGTCTTAATGCATCATGAACTTTGATAAGAACATTTGCTGTTTGTGAATCCACTGAAAGGGTTTTCCTATTATCAAATTTTACGGTTTGAGCACTTTTTTTCTTAACAATATTTGTTAATGTATCATAAACATCTTCAGTAATTTCATCTTCTTCTTTGACTTCTTCTTCATGGTCGGCTTTCCACTCTTTATCTATATAATCGAAAAACTTTTTCTTTTCTTTATCAGACTTAAAATCTGCTGGAGAATCTACACCAAACTTTTCTAATGTTTTCTTAAAAAATTTCTGATATGCTTCCTTATCACCTTCTCTGATGAGTTCTTCTGTTACAATATTATCACTCGGTCCTACTGGGTCCCTTGAACCACTAAAAACGTGTTCATTGCCCTGAGGATGTCTCATAAAATGGACAACATGCTTTTTAAAGAATGCTCTTTCAGCTTGTCGGTTATCTAGTGTTTCATTACCTTCATCATCAGACACCAATGATAATTCTCTTTTATCTGGTGCTTCCGAAAGTTCGTTACGTAATGACCTAAAGTTTTTCATCTCCGTCCTCCAAAGGCTCCTTTTCTTCTACATTAGTATTAAGTTCATCTGTTGATGTTTCAAGATTATCGTCAATATCTACACTTGGATCAACTTCTGGTTCATTGTTAAAATAATTACCAGAGATTTCCATACGTTTTACATCTAAAGCATCTTTAACTTTAGACATAATCCTTTCATTCATACCATCTTTAAAGGTTGACGCATCGCTATCCAAAGCAGATTGTATCAGATTTTTTGTGTCCATTATTAACTCTCCTTATCCATTATCATATATTTATAAGAATCACTTTTTATCATTACCATTGGTTTTACGTAATTTGGTATTTGTTACTTCTTTAAGTTCAGGTCCCGTTGGAATATATTCCGCAGAGGCTGGTGCTGGAGATCCAGCTGGGAACTCTGCACCTCCGAATGATCCAAAGTTATCATCATTATCTTCACCATCTTCACCTTCACCTTTTTCTATCTTCATTTGTTTGTCCATATCCTCAATATCATCATCAGTTTGCATAAGAATTTGCTTTTTAACCCATTCAATAGAGAAATAACGACCAATATAGTTATCAACTTCAGTTAAAATTTCAAACCTTCCTCGGAGCATTTCATGGTTTTTCAGTTCTTCAAAGTAGTTGTCCCGTTTGAAATCATAATGGATTTGCTCTTTGATAGTCTTCCAATCTTTTTTGTTGGTGACGCCTTTAAGAATAAGTTGTGTTTCAAGTAATTCGTCGAATAGAATAGAAAATCTTGAACGTATTCTATTAACAAATTTAGAAAATTTAAGTTCATCTCTAGTGATTTCTGAAGCTCTGCCGATATTAAACATACTGTTTTCGGTGTCTAACCTGGACACAGGGACATTTAAGGCCTTATATAATTTGTTCAGGAAGAATTGAATGTCTTCAATTTCACCAAGGTTTTGACCACCTGGGAGTGTAGAGATTTCAGTTCCTTTACCACCTTCTCGGCGGGGAAGCCAAAAGTCTTCCAGCATGGTCATAAACTTTCGGTCATCTCTAACTTCACCTGTAGTAGAATCATAAACCAACTTGTTTTTATGCTTCACCATCATGTCTCGTAGGTACTGCTCAGCCTTCATTTTTGGGAGGTTACCAACGTCAATGTAGAAAATACGTCTTTCTGGTGCTCTAGAGATACGATAGATTGCAACTGCATCTTCCATCCATCTCAATACATTCATGGGTTTTAGAGCTTTATGTAGGTGTGATAATACTGCAACGGCCCTCTCGTCAATCAGACCAGACGTTACATAACAGATGGAGTCTTTAGAGATTTTCAGACCTTCGGGGTTGTCCACCAACCCCTGTTCGTTATACACGAAAAACTCGTTGATCTTTTTGTTGAAGTGGGTGGAAAGGTTACCAACACTACCCTTTATCATCCTTGTTTTATCTGGTATTTCTTGTCTAATTTTTCGGATTTTTCGGGGGTCAATATACCTGAGTTCCATAATACCCTTGCGGGGTTTCTGTTCATCAATCATTATGTGGTAATACAACCTACCATCAACATACCATCGTTTGAAAATGTCATATCCTTCATTATTGAAGTCCAACAGTTGCATGATATGTTCAAATTCGTCTTTAATCTTATCTTTGATTTTCTTTGGTTGTTCTAAATCATCTAGATTAATTTCAATTGGAGGAGCATTTTTTTGCATGACAATTGCTTCATTAACAATGTCATCAATTGCTAGTTCTGCTTCTGGTTGTAATGAAAGGGCTCTGTATTTGGTGATGAGTTGTGCTTCGTTTTTAAGTTTCCCAGCACCATCCATATTAACATATGTACCAAAGGCTCCACCTTCAGCAACAACAATTGCACCATCATCTTTAGCGGGAGGAGCAAAAGATTTTACTCTATCTTGTCGTTTTTTGTCTTTTACTGGGCGGGATACACTAAAACCGAATAATTCAAATGCCATATTTTAATCTCTTTATGCTAATACGAATATAGGGACATTACTATTTATATAGTAATGCCCCTATAAAACTCACTAAGTTTTGGAAAAACCGTAGTTAGGCGGTTTATCGCTATATGGAGACGCCCCAGCTTCCACCGGATATCTGGGCTCCAGAATCGTCAATTCTAGCACTCACGCCGCCGCTCTCGACTCCGGCGTTCCATGTAATGCCTCCGGCACCTGTTCCCACAGTCCAGTAATCATATTGGAGAGTAACAGTATATTCTTCTACGGCGTCGTTTGTATCCCATGCCAATTCAATAGCTCCAATCTCTGATGGCCATAGTCCAACAAAATTATATGTCCTTATCTTATTTCCAGTCTTTCCATACTGATGTACTTTAGCATCAGATTTATAGTTGGTCATGGATCGGAGATTAGAGCTGGCGTGATTTACTTTGGCGTGCCAATTTTCTAATCCGTTGCGGATTGTAAAATCTTCATCATTAATGATTGTAATACTCCATTCAGCATAAGTCCTATCTCCTGCTACTTTAACTTTACGACCAAAGTAACTAAGTTCAATAGTACCTAAAGTAGAAGCTGGAAGGCTTGCGGCTTTTGCCAGAAATGGTACCTTGTAGTACTCAGCGCCGGTCAATTCTACTGAGAATAAAGTTGGTCTAGCGCCGCCACCTGGTAGAACTCCTTTAAAAGTATCAATATTAAATGCCATTTTTGTTTATCTCCTCTATCTTTATAGGTTCTATCATTATTTATATAACAAAACCGTTCTTAATTAAATTTTTCCGACAATTTCACTAAATTCTACACCAGTTCTTACTGCCACAAAGTTTAGTTGAATGAAATTAATTGCTCTAGCAGGAACAACATAAATGTCACCAACGAACTCATTTCTGGCAATAACTTCTGGTGTATTATTCGTTGAATCTGCAACAACTTGGAAGTCTGTGATACCATGACGACCCTGAACATCCCTCAAGAATGGGTTAACCATATTCCTAAACTGTGCTCTAGTAAACTCATCATTGAACTCAAACAGCATAAACTTAGCAGCAGTTGCAATAGCTTTCTCTAAAGTAATAAACAATCTACGGACATTAATTCTATCAAAGGCACTTGGCTTGGCAAGCATCGTCTTATCACCAAACATAACTGTTCCTTGACCAGGAACCGTTAAGATGGGATTTACACTTGCTTTATAAAGCCGGTCCCTATCAGCTTTTGCTGCCGGATTATATGCAAGTTTATAAACATTTTTAACATGTCCCCTATTATAGCCAGCAGGTGACCACCACGGGTCTTTAGCAAGGTCTGTCCTGACCATAAGACCAGCAATATCACCATTTAGAGGAACATATCGGTATAAATCAAAATACTTATCATACTGATATTTCCATCCACTATCCATAACTGCATAAGACGATGAAGGTAATGTATCACGATATGTTTTAACAGCAGACGATTCGTCTCCTATATTATCAACAACATTAGCACGAAGCGGAGATAGACATACAACACAGTCTTTTCTTGTTTCAGTAATGTTATTAATAACATGTGTTGCAATAGTTTGGTTAGCATCACCACCAAGAATTAATGAAACATCAACGTCATCTGCATCTTTAAATTTATCATATCCCCTAATGAAGTCTGCATTTGAAGGTGCAGCTCCTCTACGACCACCAGCCAATGACCTTGTTGAAGGTTTGGATGGAGTGCCAAATGTCACACCTTTAGCATTACTACCTGCATTTGTTTTAACAGTTAAATGGTCTGCCCAACGAATCCATTGTGACTGTTGGTTGAGGACCTCTTTATAATAGTTTGTAGAGCCGTCATCTTGTTTTGCATCTAAAGCAGCAGAAACAGCAGGATACCGTTCTAATACTTGACCAGCGGTTCCAGTAATGTCACCATCTTCATCTATAACAACGACATGCATTTCATCAGCTGTTCCACTAAGATTGTTTGCATATGCTGAAGTTCCTGGTGCAGTATCAACAAGATTGTGATATTCCCACCTACGGGTTACTGCAACTCCTGATGCACCATTTGAGTGAGCAGAAGCAAGGGTCAGTGAGATTGTGTTACCAACAGCACTAACTTTAATCTCCTTACCAAAAATGGTAAGCAGATCACCAACTTCTACTTCACCAACGAAAGATGTACCACTACCAGTTACAGTTGTTGAATTAGCTGTAACTGTAACGGTACCCGTTAGTGTGCTTTCATAAGCAGCAGACGACGGACACATAGAAACTTTAAGTGAATTGCCTAGTGTTCCTGGATATTTTGCAATCCATTCACCACAATTGAGTGTACCATCATCCCAATTATCTTCATAATCATCATCATTCTTTACAAGGAAACCAGCACCTGCGGTGTTACTTCCTGTAGTTGCTTCGGACGTGGCATTATAGGTACTATTTGAACCTTCGGATGCTACACGAACTTGGTATAAGGCATTGCCATACGAAAGAAAGTTAGCAGAAGTAAACCAACGATTTGCAATATTATTATCGGGTTTCCAGAATCTTGCAACTAATCGGTCTTCTGAATCTAAAAGAACTCTTTCATTTAAAGGACCCCAAAGAAATTCGCCGACAGCAGCACCTTCAGTAGTGCTAACAGCAGGAATAATAGTGGTTAAGTCAATTTCACTAACATTAACGCCCGGACTGATTTGAAACGCCATCGTTTTATTCTCCTCGTTATCTAATTATAAACTCTTATATGTTTACTTCTTTTATTTATAAAATACAGGTATTAAAGGTTTATCTCCACATCCATTTAGGATCATCGGCAATATCTTTTCTTTCTTGGTCGATTTCCCACCTCTGACCTGTATTATCTACAATGTGGGTTTCTACTTGACCATCATCAATAATACCAAATGGTGTCATATAATCCTCCATTTGTTGCATCTTTTGAGCATAAAGTCTCTCTCTAATATCTGAATCTGTCATCTCTTTGAAATACCCTTGACCGGCGGCCCAAGCAAAGATCACCAATGACATAACCAAATCGTCATTAGCACCTTCTTCAGCTGCAAATGATTTACCATTCGACACGAAAGTCGTCAGTTCTGCTATGGTTTCAAAGTCTTCGATAATCAATTGGTCTTTTTCTATAAGGTCTTTGAGGTTTGAACAACCAATCTTTTTGACTTGGGGTGTAGTCTTGACACCGAATTGTGATTTGGTACCAGCAAAACCACCACCAAGTTTTTGACCATTTCGACCATGGAATGTAGTCATAAGAACGTTTTCGTATTCAAATTCAAAGTTCAGAGCTTGAGCAACTGACAATCCAATCTCATTGTTTTCTACAAGGACAAATGCCTCATTATATGCTTTCGCAACTTTCTGGATGATATCAGGATACAATAAAGGCGACAAGTCTCGTTTATACAACTTACCAACAAATTTGTAGGGCATTTCTGTAATGTCAATCATGGTTAGGGCTTGATGATCCAATCCTTGACCATGAGACACATCAACATTACACATGTACGTGTGCCCCTGTTCTGGACGTTCATAGACTTCAAAGTCATACCAGGTGTCTATAGGTGGTTTGAATGCCATAGTACGAAGTTTTGAGGGTTGGATAAGTGTGTTGGTTGACCCGATAAACTCACACCCAAACTCTTGCGCCCACTGGTCTTTGTTGGTGTTCTTGATAACCTGTTCTTTCCACGCCTTATCTCTACCGGGTATCTGACTCCAATGGACATCAATAGGTATATACTCATTTCTTTGGTCTAACGCATCCGACCAAAGACGATAATACATGTTCATGCCCTTTGGAGTAGAAACTATAATAGTCTTAGAAGTATCACCAGAAGAAATGGTAGGGTATGTAGATTTAAAGAAATTTTCAACCAAATTGTTGTGAATGTGGGCAAGTTCGTCAAGGAAAACTAGATTATACGTATCTCCTCGACCAGAACTTTCAGTTGTCCCAGATGCAATTATTTTAGACTTGTTTTCAAGTTCAATACTACCCTTATTCCATTCTAAAACACCTTGTTGTAACCATTTAGGTAACCATTCATAGGCAAGTTTCAACCTGCCTAACAACTCTCTTGCCAACTCGCCTTTGTTAGCAAAGATAGCAATTTTGTAATAATCATTAAATAGCACCAACCATAACATATATGCAAGGCTTGTGACAGACTTACCACTCTGGCGGGGCCATTTACATATAACATGCCTGTTTGAATTGAAAGTGTTTATGGTATCTTCTTGGAAATCATACATATCAAATGGCACAAGACCCTCGTCAACAGTAACAATTTTGATGTAATTTCGGATGAAATGAACCACATCTTTAGAACATTTTTGGTATTCCATGATGTTTTCTTTCGTAAACGCTACCCGTTCACCTTCTCTTTTGAGGTTTTTATTTCCTTTAAACCCAAAAAATTCATTCATCGGATTGGTCTTTTAACATTTTTTGTAACTCTTTAGTAGAACCGATAAACACAGCATTGGTCACATTTTGGGGGTCATCCTTATCGGTCTGGAGTACATCTTTCTTCTGTTGTTGGACACTCAGTAAGTCTTTAGACGCATCAGCACACGTTTTCATGAGGGCACTGAGAGCCTCAAACGACCGAGGGTGTTCACTTGCCGTTGCCAAATCAGTCAAGGAATCTATTGCGGTGTTACCTTTGTTGATAATACTACGCAGGTTCTCTCTAGCGATTTTATAATCGGCTTGGATTTCATTCTCAGACTGCACATCCTTCATGTCTTCTGGAGGCAACACTTCACCATGAACCTTTTTTACTTCCGATTCAGGTAAATCAAATATGTCTTCCATGTTCTTTTCAAATGTGTTTTTAACCATTATTAACCTCTGGTTAGTTTCAAAATCTTTTCCATCTGAGCCTTAATAATTGGACCACGATTGGGCCAATGTATATACGGTTCCTCACTCTTACCTAAATTGTATAAGAATGGTAGGACGATTCTTTCGAGCTCCCTAAATCTTGCTTTAACATTTTCATCAACAACTCCTGCTGTTAATGCATCTTGTTCACCAACCCTCTGCATTAGTTCATTTGTCAATGCCTTGATAGCAGAGACATCTGAGGCTAAAGTCGTATCGGTAGCTGAAGGTTGTGTAACTTCTTTTGGTTTTTCACTAACTGCGGTAAATCCCCAATCGAAGTCTTCCGATTCAAATCCTTCCATATAGTCTGGTAAGTCGTTAGCCATTAGTTTAATCCTTCTTGTTTCTTTCTACTATTTATTATTATTCGTCCACACCGGTAGCTGGATTACGTTTTAATCCATCATCATAATGTTCAAAATCAATAGCAAATCCAAAATTATCTGTTGCTTGAATTGTTGTGTATGCAACTGAAGCAGTAGTATTGCTGGTTGGAGTATTAGCGGCTGTCAACCCCGGTTGTATGGTTATTCTTTCTGACCTACCGGTAGTTGAAATAATTTCAGGTGTAACATTACCACTAGGTACCCATACACCATCTTTAATGTAACCACTTCCGACCGGGAAATCAATAATGATTTTCTTGATAATACCTGAAGTGGTCAACGGACCATATATATTACCCTTCAGAACAAATTCTAACGTCCAAATAAGAGACCTTCTGGTATCAAAATCTCCTTCATATACATCTTCCGACGTAACTGATGTTAATATAATAGGTGTATCATCAACCCGGCCGATTTCTGGTATCGTATTAATAGCAATTGTCCATTCTGGTGTAAAAAATGGCAATATTTGTTCCATTATTTTCGTAGCATCACTAGAATTTTTTACCATAATAAACAGAGAAAAATTCAAATCATATGGTACAGGTGCATATTGTGATATTAGTTTTTGGGGGTCTGTGGTGCTACCTTTGACATTTCTCTGTATGGTGTTGATTTTCCTATTTGCCGCATATGTCATAGATGTTAATTCAAATCCCATTCTGGGTAATTGAAGTGCAACATCCTTAGATAAAGTTGGGTCCTGTCTAAGTCTTGCTATGAATTTCTCCTTAGGAGCATATGATAAAGGCACAGGTATACTTTGTACTCTTGTACCTGAAGAGTCAGAACGTTCAATACCTATATCATTGAACAAGTTACCAAATGCAATAACATATTTTTTAAGTATGCCATGGTCGTAGTATTTGTTTCCTGCAAAACCCATTAGTAAATATTATCCCCAAAAGGATTCCATTCTGAGAAATCAACAATCTCATCAGATAGTACTTTAGTGCCGAAGAATTCCGTATTAGCACCCTTGTCAAATGTTTCAACACGGTAAGATTCACTAATCATGGAGCCACCGTCCTCAAGAAGTAGTTTGTCACCAGCACTAGCACCCGGTGTTTCGTCTTCCAGTAACATCTCGTAGAACAACATGTCAGTAGAATATGTTGTCTCAATTGCGTCAATAGTAGCATCACCTGTGCCGAGTCTTTCTGATGCATATGTAAATAATTCACAACGCAAATCATACGTCTGTAATGCACCCATCGCATAGAACACAACCTCATGTTCCACGAATTTCACTTCAAAGAGTTTGCCCACCATTGGAAAATATATCAGGTCACCTTCCATGGGTCGGGTGAGGGTGATTGTGTAATTATCACCTACAGCATCTTCTAGTTTTATCATATCACCAGTCTCAAGTAACAACTGATACCCAAACTCGGTTATCAACTTTTCTGTCTTGAACTGGCCGAATCTCTTTTGAGCGACTGAGAAGGTGATGTTGTCCCTTAT